AAGTGAATAATAACATATCTACAGTCGCAGCAAAAACTATGTCATCTTTGGAGCTGGTTAAAATTATCAATGACTTACGGGAATATGGTCAAGCCGAATTAAGGCACGATAACTTTATGATAAAAGTAGCCAAAGTTCTTGGTGAAACAGATGTCCTAAAATTTCAGGGCATCTATAAAGACAGCATGAATCGTGATAAACCTTGCTATCACCTCCCCAAGCGCGAATCTCAGCTCATGGTGATGAGCGAGTCATATAAAGTCCAAGCCGCCGTTTATGACCGCATGGTGGAACTGGAAGAAAAACAACCCCAGCAAGCCCAGTTGGATATGTTTAACGCCGACCAAATCACCATCAGCAAAGATGACTATATCGACCTATTAAAAATTAAAGTCTCCCATCTTGAAGCGGTAAAACAACCAACGAACTTAACCAAGCCCCGCCAAGAAAAGCGTAAATGGTTTTGGACGCAAGCTGACATTGATGCCTTGAACGACTATGTTGAACAAGGCTTAGCCTACTGGAAAATTGCGGAACTCACAGGGCGGTCGATAAGTGCTGTTAGCTGCGCTATTGCTCGTTATGTTGTAAAAAATGGTGCAGCATGAATGCCGATACTTTAGTCTACGGACTCACCGAAGACCAACAAACCAAACTCTATCAAGCAAAGCACTTGGCGGATTTGTTGGCTGGCTTAAGCACTGAGTTATGTTGTCATCAAACCGAAGTCCACCTGAATGCTGAATCGTTGGCGATAGCATTTGGTTTTCTGCGTGACAGCTTAGATATTGATTGTCATTCGTTGAAATAGTCAGGCTGCCATTCCCACGCGGCGCGTGGGAACGAGAGGTAAGAAAGGGCAATCTTCGGACTGCCCTTTTTTTTGCTTTAAAAATAACAAGGATGACTATAATAGACCACCTACCGCCTTGACTGGAAATGCTCATGTTAGATACCGCTAAACTCCCTACTGAATACCTGCCTGCAAGTATCAAAGAGCTGTTGACTGTGCTGGATACGCCTACGGTGTATGCCTTGATTGCTGAATATGGCGGAACCCGTTTGTGTGTTCCTAAAATTGCTGCTAAAGAACATGAGCTGGTAGATCTGATTGGTTTTGATGCCTTGGTGTTGTTGTGTCAGTTGTTCGGTGGCGGGGTGTTTGATTGCCCGCGCTGCCTGAAAGCGTTAAATGTGTTGCGTGATAACGAGTTATTGAGCGGTAAACGTACAGGTTTAACGCTGGCACAGTTAGCAAGACAGTATCATTTGACGGAGCGCGGGGTAAGTAAAGCCTTGCGTCGGGTTGAAAAACAGGAGTATGAGCAGCGGGTGCAATACTCACAAGTGGATTGGTTGATGGCATCATAGCGACTGCTGAACCTTTCCATCAATAACCCGCTCTACCTGCCTTGTATGATGATGTAAACATCATCATACAGGGCTTTTTTATGGACTATCCCACGGTAAAATTTTGGTTTGACGTTGGTCAAACTTTGCTTATTGCCGCCGTTGCTCTCCAGCAATATTTCAATAAGCGTCAATCAGCAACTATCAGTAGTATCAATCGTGTGGAAGATTCTGCGAACGCAAAAATAAGCAATTTAGAGCATCGGATAACGCGCTTTGAGGAGTTTGTTAAGCACGTTCCCACACATCAAGACCTGGGCGAGATTCACGAAAAAATCAATGAAGTGAATAGTTCGTTAAAGGAATTAACAGGCGGAGTTAAGCATTTAACATCGAGCTTAGACCGCCTGTATCAAAACGAATTATCAAAAAACAACAAGGGATAGTCATGAGTTTAGTCATATTGGAAAACGAGCAATTTCGCCGTGATGTATTGATGCTATTACAAGCTGATGCCGATTATGCGATGAGTAATTTGTTGCTGATTCGTGCTCTGGCTGCTTTGGCTAATCCCATTTCTCATGACCGTTTAACTCAACAGCTGCATTGGTTGCAAGACCAGGGCTTGGTGACGTTACAAACGGCTGAAAATAATATCGTGCTGGCTAAATTAACCGCGTTGGGTGAAGACGTGGCGTTATGCCGTACGACTGTCCCCGCTATCGCACGTCCTGCATTGAGTTGATTATGTCCAGTCCTATAGAACAAATGATTGCTGATTTATTGAAACGTGAAGGCGGTTTTGTTAATCGTGTCGAGGATAAAGGCGGCGCGACTAACTACGGTATTACCCGCGCAACACTGAGTAATTACCTTGGTAAACAGTGCAGTGTTGATGATGTTAAGGCAATGACCAAGGCGACGGCGGCTGATATTTATGAATCCTTGTATTACATCAAGCCTGAGATTAATAAATTGCCGATGGCTATTCAGCCGTTAGTGTTTGATATGGCAGTGAATCATGGTTGCTCTAGGGCTATCAAGATGCTGCAACTGGAGCTTGCAGAGTTCTTGGATAGTATTCATGTCGGGCAGGCAGACGGTATTGTCGGTGATAAAACGATAGCGGCATCCCAAGCAGTGGTAGCCGCTCATAAGCGATTATTCATTAACAAATTGGTTGAACGCCGTCTTAATTTTTATCGGTCGATAGTTGAAAAAGACCCAAGCCAAAAGATATTTATCAATGGCTGGCAAACACGCGCCCGTTCATTTTTAGTCTAAGAGAGAATTTATTATGTTTGGAATAGACGATGCAATAACGGCGGGTAGCGGTCTTATTAAAACGATTGTCGATAAGATTGCCCCTGATGCGAATATCGAAGAGCAAGGAAAAATCACAGCGGCACTGACTGAAATGCAAAGCCAGTACGCATTGATATTGAGCCAGATTGAAGTCAATAAGGTGGAAGCGGCTAATCCCAGCGTGTTTGTTGCTGGGGCAAGACCAGCAGCGATGTGGGTCGGGGTATTGTCCTTGTTTTATTCGGGTATCGGTATTTCATTGCTGAACTGGGGTGCGGCAATGGCGGATTTACCGCCTTTACCCGCTATTGATTCATCGGTTGCGAATAATATTTTAATCGGCTTGCTGGGTATTGGGGGCTTAAGAACGACTGAAAAGCTCAGAGGCGTTGAGACTAGGAAGATTGGCAAATGATTAATGTGCATTCGCACTGGCATAAATACCGTGCAGAACGCCCATTGATGGTCAATGTATTAACAAACCGCAATCTTCTGATTGATTCATTTATTAACCGTATTTTAAAGACTAACTAAAGCCCATGCCTGCACCTTCTGCCCTTGATAACTTAACTCCAGAACAGCGTGATGAGCTGGCTCGTGAAATCACCCGTCGTAATTTTAAAGATTATGACGGTTTGGTGGCGTGGCTGTCTGAACAAGGGCTGGAAATATCGCGTTCAACAGTCGCGCGGCATGGTAAGAATTTAAAGCGGCGGTTGCAGCAGGTTAAAGATGCCACAGAAGGGGCGCGGCTGATTGCCGAAGCCTCGCCTGACGATGCGGGTATCCGCAATGCGGCTGTTATTTCTTTGGTGCAGTCAGAAATGTTTAACGCAATGGTTTCATTGCAGGAACTTGATGAAGACACTGACCCTATTAATCGCATTATGCTGTTAAAAGAAGCGACGACTTCGGTATTGAATCTATCACGCGCGGCGGTTAATCAGAAGAAGTGGGAGCTGGAGATTAGAGGTCAGGAGCGGCAGAAGTCATTAGATGCAATGGCTAAAACAGCTAAAGCAGAAGGTGTCAGTGAAGAGACGATTAATCGTATCCGTACCGAAGTATTGGGATTCGCGTAATGAGTAACGCTAAAGTCATACCGCCAGAGGGCTTGTTTTTATCGGGTCAACAGCGATGGATTAAAGATGATTCACGTTTGAAGCTGATGGAAAAGTCACGGCAAATCGGTATCAGTTGGGCAACGGCTTATAAAGCCGATGAGCGCACGGCTAAAGCAGGGGCAAGACACGATCAATGGGTATCAAGTCGTGATGATTTGCAAGCCCGTTTGTTTATCGAAGACTGCAAGATGTGGGCTAAAGTGCTTAGTATGGCAGCCAAGGATTTAGGCGAAATCGTTATTGATGACAAGAAACGTATCACGGCGTATGTGCTGGAATTTACCAGTGGACGGCGTATTCATTCGATGTCCAGCAATGCCGATGCCCAAGCAGGTAAACGCGGCGGGCGTATTCTTGATGAGTTTGCGTTGCATCCAGACCCTAGAAAGCTATGGAGTATTGCTTATCCTGGTATTACTTGGGGCGGCTCTATGGAGCTTATCAGTACGCACCGTGGTAGTCATAATTTCTTTAATCAGTTGATTCGAGAAATCCGCGAAAACGGCAATCCTAAAAAAATCAGCCTGCACCGTATTACGCTTCAGGACGCATTAGACCAAGGGTTTTTATATAAGTTACAGCAAGCCTTGCCTCTTGAGGATGAAATTCAGTCTATGGATGAGGCTGCTTATTTTGATTTTATTCGGGCTGGGTGTGCTGATGAAGAGTCCTTTCAGCAGGAATATATGTGTAATCCTGCTGATGATGATTCGGCGTTCTTGGAATATGACCTGATTGCATCCTGCGAGTATGGCAGCAGTGAGCAGTGGGAATATCTATTTGATGATTTAAAGACCGCTAAAGGTCAGCTGTATGCAGGGATTGATATAGGGCGAAAAAGCGATTTAACGGTAATTTGGGTACTGGAAAAATTAGGCGATACCTTATATACCCGCCAAATTATTGAGCTGCAAAACATGAAAAAGAGTGACCAAGAAAAGGTATTTTATCCCATTCTTGATTTTATCCAGCGCGTTTGTTTGGACTATACCGGTCTTGGTATCGGCTGGGGTGATGATGCCAAAGATAGGTTTGGCTCTAAAGTGGAATGTGTGACGTTTACCAATTCGGTAAAGGAGTTGATGGCTTATGCGTTGCGTGGGCAATTTGAAGATAGAAAATTGCGCATTCCTTTTAATCCTAAAGTACGTGCTGATTTACGCGCTATTACCAAAACAACAACTACAGCGGGCAATATCCGCTTTACGGCTGAACGAACAAAAGACGGGCATAGTGACAGATTCTGGGCATTGGCGTTGGCTGTTCATGCGGCAACCAGCGGACAGGTCATTGATTCGTATCAACCTCTTAAATTGAACTGGCTATGACAATATCAAAAACAAACGATCAATTCTTATTGGATGCGTATAGCGGCAAAGGCGGCTTTGCATCGGGTGATTTTTTAGTCGCACATCCAAGGGAGTCAGTAGCCAAGCTGAAGAAACGTAAAGAGCTGGCGGTTTATCCTAATTTTTGCCGCAAAATTACGGATGTGTTTGTCGGTTATTTGTGGAAGCAAAGCCCACAGCGTACTGATTTAAGCGATTTGTATACGCAGTTTGTCGGCAATGCTGACGGTATGGGTACGCAGCTGGACGCGCTGTTGTTGACCTATCAACGGCTGGCTATGATTTTGGGGAGTGTGTATCTGATTGTCGATAAGTCGTCTGTGCAAGCTACGACTAAAGCCGATGAAACCGCGCCTTATCTGTCTGTGCGCTTGCCGTCTCAATTGGTTTATGAAGAAAAGGACGCGCGTGGGCAGTGGGTTAAGCTGACCTTTTCGGAATATGTGACCACGGGGACAACTCAGGTCATGCGTTATCGTTCCTTTACCCGCGCTGGCTGGTCGGTGAGCAGTACGATTGATGGTGTTGGCGAGCTGAACGGTAGCTATACGCTGGGTTGTGTTCCTGTGGTCGCGCTTCATGCCGCACCACCGTTAGATCCTTATGCTAGTCGTTCTGATTCGTTCTTTTATGATCTGGCACAGTTAAACTGGGATTTGTATAACTTGCGTTCTGAGTTGCGTGAGCTGTTTAGAGCGCAGGCATTCGCCATTTTAACCCTGCCCGTCACCAGTGATTCCGAACGCGAACGGCTGAAAGATTTAACGATTAGTACCGAAAATGCCCTGACCTTTAATCCCGTAGGTGGTGGTGAACCCAAGTTTATTGCCCCGCCTGCTGACCCAGTAGAGTTGTACATGGCACAAATCGCACAGACGGTATTGGATATTTATCGGATTGCTAATCTGGAGTTTGTCGGTGGTGTGCAGCAGTCGGGCGTGGCGTTATCATTTCATTTTCAGGAGGCTAACTCGTCATTACGGACAATGGCTGAACAATGTGAAACCGCTGAAAAGAAGATTATGGATTTGGTACATTTGTGGATGGGCGCAACTCCGCAGGGCTATGTCGCCTATAACAATGATTTTAATTTAACGGACTTGGCACAAACCCTAAACACAGCGATGGATGCGATTACGCTTAGCTTGGGGACTGAGTTTGATAGAGCCATAAAGAAACGCCTAGCCAAGCAGATTTTAGGCAATGATATTGCGCCTGAGGTGATAGCGGCCATTGAGACTGAAATTGATGCGGGTGGTGATGTTTATGGTAATCGGATTGCGGCGGCAGTGGCATAGATTAAATGGACTATCCAGAACTCTACCGCGAACTTGCCAAGGAAATACTCAGCGTTGATGGCAAAATCGGTGCGGATACTGATGCCTTTGTGCAGCGGTTTATTGCTGCCCTGCCCGCTGATAAAGCTGAACTGGGCAAAGAAGCACAGGCGGAATTGAGCGCGTATTTAGCAACGATGCAGAATACGTTACGCGCTGGCATTATCACTGCGTCATGGATAGGCTTGGGCAAAACAGGCAGTTTGCAATCAAAAGAGGTATTAGCCTTGGCTGAGCAGGCATTCACTGAACGCTGGGCGGATGATATGACGTTATCCAAGCGCTTGTGGAATTGGCAAAGTCTGACGGAGGAAGGTGTCGGGCAAATGTTACAGCAAGGCATTAAGACAGGGAAAGCCAGTGGTTCATTGATTTACGATATGCAGCGGATGCTTGAATTCGACCAAGCTAAGCAGTTTGCAATGGTCAGTAATAATCGTAACCAGTGGACAACTGAATTAACCAATGCGGCTAAAACCCTGATTCATAATCCAGCATCCAATCAGCAATGGCAGTACACGCTAAAGAATGTCGAACGCTATATAGATAAGCTGGCAGTGACGGGAACACGTCATGCAGGCTTGCAGCTGGTCAGTCAAATCAAGTCGGCAGTAGCCAAGGGCAATGCTGAACTGGTTGATAAGTCGCTGGATTGGTGGCTGTATGATAAGCAGTTGTATAACCTTAGGCGTATCGCCAGAACCGAAATGGCAACGGCGGCACATCGGGCGGTGATTTCATCAACTGAGCATGATGATTCAATTATTGGTTATCAGTGGCGATTATCGAGCGGTCATAAGGTCGCAGACATTTGTGATTACTATGCCAACATTGACCAAGGACTGGGTAAAGGTGTGTGGCGTAAGGACAGCGTACCAAGGCATAAGGCGCACCCGCATTGTATGTGTCTGCTTGTTCCCAGAGTGAATCCTATTAAACAGCGCGGCAGTGAGAACTATGCGGGTTTTCTGGACAAGCTGA